CCAGTTTTGGAACATATCTAATAGTCCTGATTGGTAACAGTCTAATTTATCATCATTAGACCAATATCTCATTTTTTTGATTGTTTTCTTTGCTAGAAGCTCTAGCATTTTTTCGGCGTTTCTTGTAAGTTTTCCTTGTGATTTTGATACGATTATTTCAACATATAATTCTTTGTTATTAAGATACATAAATTAGCATTTTATTTTTTGTGGATTTTTCCATAATGCTTAGCGTTTCATGTTATATGAAATTGTAATCAATAAGTTTATTTTACATTTCATCAACCCAAGGTTTCTTACCTCTTCTTTCAAGTTTTTCACACATATCTTTCCACTCATTAGGCTCGAATTTAATCGCATTTTCTTTTAAGAATTGACCTACTTGTTTTTTTAAGTCACCATTTGGAAGCTTTCTTGTATGACCCATCCATGCAAAAGCATCAACAAAACCAGATTTACAGCCTTTTGACATTTGGTCATTAATGATATCCATTCTACCATATTCAGCTGCCCATTTAACAACAAAGTTTTTACCCAATTCTTCTGTTTTAACTCCGTATTTTAATAACATTTGATATCCAGCAAAATAAGATTCTCCAATTTCTGTAAGACTTCTCCAAGATCCTTTACAAACTTTTCTGATTGGAAGATTTGAATTAAAATTAGCATCCGCTCCAGCTTTTAAACAAAACTCTAAAGCATCTTCATCACAAACAATGTTATTAAATACATCACCCGTAAGAACTGCGTGATTAGAAACTAATAATTTAATCATTTCCATATCTTTAGCTTTAGCAATGGCTGAATCAGCTCCTTTTTGTAAGTTAGGTGTTCCACCTAAAGCAAAAATCATTTTGACTCTTTCTATATCATTATCTTCAACCGCATTGATAAGAGCTTTTCCGTTATCTCTATTGATATCAGCTCCAAATTCTTTAACATATCCTTGTAAATCAGCAGCAGTAATTGTTCTTTCTCTTCCAGTCTCTGGATCCGGAATAGTCTTCTTAATTATAAATCTTTCAGCATCTTTTGCCCTTTTTCTTCTTTCGATTTCATCATTACTAAGTGGTTGTAAAATATTCCAAAGGTCAGCATCTAAATTATATTCTGTCTCCCACTCTTTTAAAAGACCTTTAAATTCACCACCAATATATGAGTTATTGACCGTCTGGCATGCTCCACCGCTATAAGTTCTATCTGGTTTAATTGTAACCCCAATTGTCCACCTGTTATTTGTAGACGATAGATTGAAGTTATAAATATAATATTGAATATTATACTCACCTAAATAACTATTCCAGTGAGATTCGGTATTTACTATACAGTGAGAGCAATGAGAGTTTAACATTTTGTTAGCCGCGTAGGAATTGACCTCTACTATCATAATACCAGCTTCGTTGTAAATAACTCTACATCCTTTTACACCAAGAAGGTCGTTTACTTTATTAATTTTTTCAACTCTATCAGAATAACCCTCAGTTCCAGAGGCATCTAAATGTTGTTTAGCGGCTCTGATAAACTCAACAAGTGGATTATCTAATTGTTGGAATCTAAATAGACGACTTCTCCAAACAAGTTTTCCAAATGTAGGATTAGGCTTTCCGTCTCTTGTTGTTTCGTATCTATCTTCAAGCATTTCACCAAAGAAAGTTTTCCAAACAATGTCTTTCTTCTCTTCTGGTTCGATACTTTCAAAACCATTAGCAATTTCTACTAATTGTTCCATTTGAAGCTCAGTCGCTGAGTTAGCGGCTTTTTTAAGTTTAGGAGGGAGAGTATCAATTATTCTTTTGACTTTTCTATACTCACCCAACCTATCTAATTCATCTGAAAGCAATTCAGCATTTGTATGATTATTATTCTCATTTGGAATACTTTCATCAATAAAGTTAATATCAAATTTCTTGGGAAGTCTATCTAATAAGTCTTTATACTCGATAAGAAGAGCATATAATCTTTCAATTTCTTCATAAGAAATTCCCTCAACAAAATACATATAAACGAAATTATATAGATATCCAATGTTTGGTTGAAATAAATCCCTCAACTTAACAAACTCTTCATTCCTTTCAAGATTTCTAATTTGTTCATCAGTCAATCTAACATCTCTCATTTTCATTCTGATTTCGTTAAATTGTTCCGGAGTAAAGTCATTTTTAGAAAGACCTCTTTTTTCACCATGTCTCATTTTATAATCAAGCTCATCATCTACGAACTTTAAATCGTTAGCCAATTTTTTGATTATAAATTGATCTTTTAAGAATTTCTTTGATTTATCTAAATTCTCATTAAGTGGTTGCGAATTTGCAAACTGGTTGTATCTAAATAATTTCATACTCATATATATATTAAATAAAAAAACCTCAATTTTTAAAATTGAGGTTTTAATTAATTATTTAATAAAATTAAAGTTTTAATCTTTCTTTATACTTTAATTCTTTAATTCCATTAAGTTCTGTTTCTAATGAGTTTTTTCTCTTACTAAGATTACCAAGAGCCGTAGAAAGAATTTCAGACTCACCAATTAATTCAATAGAACCTTTAATTTTTTCAATATTGAAGTTAACATCTTCTAATTTTAAAGAAACTTCTCTTTCTTTGTCTTCTAATTTTCTCTTAACAACTAACTCTTTATCTAATTTATTTTCAAAGAAATAAGTTAAATCATAATTAAGTTCGTTTCTAACTTCGTTGACTAATTCAATAGCAGACTCATATTTGAAGAATGAATTACCATATCTTTCGTCACATCTGTATAAGAATGTGTTGTTTTTGTAATTGAAAGCAAAACACTCTAAATGTGGGTTAATTAAGTTGTTAATTCTTTTAACAACATCTAACTCAACAAATTTATCCATATTTTGAGATACTTCTAAAAGAACTGGATAGAAATTTTTATTGACGATTGGAACGATTGGTGAGTTGAAAAGTGATTCTAATGTAGTTTCACCATCTAATTCATCATCATTGATAAAAATACCTTTCCCACTAACACCTAAACCAACAGTTAAATATTCAGAAATTCTGAAATTTACTCTATCATCCGAAATTTGCGCATATTTAAGAGCAGACTCAATCAATCTTAAGCTTCTAAGTTCTTGCTCATCTTTAACATGTGTCTCAAGAAGAGTTTTTTCAATTGAATTTTCAGTTAAAATAAACCAAGAATCTCTTACAAGTGCAATATGACCATCTTCTACTTGCTCAACGATTGTGAATACTGATTCACCTTTACCACCACTCAACAAATTAGTCTTTTGCTCTGGTGATGTAGTTAAATTATGAACGAATAATTTAATCTCAGGAACCCAATCATAAATAGCCAATTCGTTAAGAACTTTTGACATCCTATCTTGGTCAGAATCCAAGTTGATAGTTTGTAAAAGCACGTTAATTGGGTGTCTGTACAATTCTCCTTGATTTTTAGAATTTAATACATTATATAAATTTTTTAACTCATACAATAATTCATAATTCTTCACATCATCATTGAGGCTTTCTAATAAGGATTTAACACTTTTATCATATGTATAAGCCTTTAATCTTTCATTGAGAGAATTAACAATAGTTTTTTCAGAATGTTCGTTACAAGCATTCATGTGTCCTTCTACGATTGCTGAAATCTCTTCTTGGTCAAGCGAAAGATTCTTTTTGAAGTTAAACAACTCTAGCTTAAGATTCTTCATATTTTATAATATTTTTTTTTATTTATTACTCTATATATTAATAGAAAAAAACCGTTTTTTGCTATTTTTTTAATTTGGTCCATTAGTCCGATTTGGGTTTCCAGCATTAGGATTTAATATCGGAGTAGTAGATCTTTGTCTCGCTCTTAATATGTTACTAAACCATCTCGTTCTCTTTGGAGCGTACATATAGTAGTTAGGATCATCAGAAGGCGCAGCACCTGTAGGTGAATCTCCACCCCACGGACTTGTAGATGGATTAGGATTAGTGTTAACGCTTCCAGTACCAACAGTTATACTAAACGTAGCACCACCACCAGTAAGACCAGTGTTTTGCCAAACAGGCTGACCACTAACAGACGAAGGGAAAATCGGACTAACAGGAGGAGGTGGAAATGGTCGACCAGGTGGAAAACCATTGGGTGCCAAAGGCGGTCTAGTAGAACTAGCACCATTTGGTATATTAGGCCCAGAAGAAGCAGACAACGGATCTAATGGACTTCCAGAATTTGCAACACCACTAAAATAGTCAGAAAATCCACCTGTTAAGTTATAACCATTCATATCGGTCATACCATCACCATAGTATCTCGGATAACCCTGAGGATTTACTCGGTCTTTTCTAAATGCTGGGTAATAAGTCTGTACCTGAAAAGAAACTGTTAATTTAATTGTGTTGTCACTTGTTAAATTCTTTTCTCTGTTGATTTCAATTTGATTTGTATCAGGAAGTAACATAACGGCATCTATATTCATAAAATTATGTTCAAAATACATAAATTTATAAATCCAAAGTGTATCCATAATTGCCTGAGAACATTTGAAAGTATCAATTTCATTAGAAAGTAATATAGTCAAATCATAATCAACTACAATTGGCACAGCTCTAACCTTTGCTAATATTTTTCTGATTTCGTGTTCATTTTCAACAACCATTCTTAGCCAAACATTTGGATTAGCAAATTCATCTGAAGTAATATTAAATGACTTCATCGTGATGTGACCACGAGGTATAACATCTGTATTTAACTCGATAAATCTATTTTCAGAAACTATATCATCTTGAAAAGTATCAAGTAAAAATCTTTCATCACCCGTCAAAGAATAATAGAAAGGAACTTCTACCGGAAAATCTCCAGAAGAAAATCTGTTAACCCATCTAATTTGACCCTCCAGTGTATCTAAAACACAAACCGTCAAATCTCGGAAGAAAACATCCTCCATATTAAATCTTTCACCGATCATAATCATATATATAAAAAAAGACTTCTTTCTAAACTTCTTAACTAATCAAAATATATTTTATATGAGCTTAAATAATTTACTACTTTGGGAAAAGTGGAGACCAAAAAACATGGACGATGTTATACTACTTCCCAGAATTCGAAAATACTTCGAAAATGGCGTAAACGGTAATTATATCTTTTATGGAAACTACGGAACCGGGAAAACCAGTTTAGCAAGAATCCTCATAGGTAAATACACAAAAAACACACCTTATTTAGAACTAAATAGTTCACTATACACATCAATTGATGTTTTAAGAGGAGAAATTGAAAATTTTTGCAAATTCACACCGATGATGGAATCGGAATCTGATATAAAATTTATTTTCTTAGATGAGTTTGAGAGAGTATCAGTTCAGTTTCAAGACGCATTCAAAGCATTTATTGAAAAGTATAATAAAAACGTAAGGTTCATTATAACCACCAACCACATTAACAAAATTACAGATGGTATAAAATCTAGAATTCCACAAATTAATTTTGATTGTCAAAGTATTGAAGAGGAAAAATATCTTAAACAAGAAATTGCAAAACGAATTATGAAAAAAATCCTTCCATCGGAAGGCAAAGAAATTCCAAAAGATCATCTAATTGAAATTGTTCAGAAAAAGTTTCCAGATTTCCGTTCTATAATGGTAGAAGTACAAAATTACTTACAAACCGGAAATATTGGAGAGAACTCTTCTAATGTAAGTAACAAGGTTAAGTTAGATTTATATAATTGTATTTATGACAAATCATCAGACTATGAAAAAGTTTATCATTTTCTAATGAATAACTTTGGTGCTGAAAAAATCGACACTCTGATTAAATTATTAGGAAGACCATTTACTGATTGGTCTATTTCAGAGAATAAAAATGTTGAAAAATTATTTGAATGTAATTATATTATAGCCGATTATACTGATAAATTAGAAACAAATACAGATCCAATTATTTTAGGAATGACAATTATTGGAAAATTCAGAGACCTTCTAAATTGAAAATAAAATATATTTATATATAGTTCATGGCAAATTTCAATTTCATTGACTTTTATATAAAATATCCAGGTAACCCAAACTATACTAGTTATAAATTTATAGAAGACGACACAGTAAGAGTAATTCTACAAAAGTATGAAATGATACTTTTTACCAACAAAGGCGAGCTATTAGGCGATCCAAACTTTGGATGTGATTTAACTGCCTTACTACATGAGACATTACTTTCAGCACCAGCAATCGAAGGCGATATTAGAGCACAAATTGCAGATTATATTCCAGAGTTAGAAGGTATAAATTATGAACTTTCAGTGGAAATAAATCAAGATCCAGATAATTTTCAAGAATATATGTATATTTTCTTTTCAATAAGTGAAGTAGAGGTGAATGTTCGAGTAAAATAACTATATTGGACAGCTTTGAGCCGTATAAATAAATTTATAATTTCTTTTGATTTTAACTCCCAAACTTTCCGCAGTGGTAACTACATCTTCTAAACACTCAGAATCAGCACCACCAACAATAACTACTTCTTTACCTTTTAAGCCAACTAATAAATCATAAAGTTTTTTTGGTACATGAAACCAAACGTGATTGTTGTTGATAAAAGTAATTACAGTTCCTTCTTTTGTAGGAAAAATATCTCCTTTTTTAAGTGATTTTTCCTCTTCTCCTTTACTTATCTTATTATAAACCGACTTGTCTAAAATTCTTTTGTAGAAATCAGCATCAACATCATAGTTGTATCGTTTTTCTATCAATACTTTTTGATTTGGAAAGTGATATAAGTCTCTATGAATAGGAATTTCTGGATATTCGTCATATAAGTAATCTTTATCTACTATCTTGCCATCCACGTGATTGTCCCAAAGTTGGTAAACATTTTGAAAGTTTTTACAATACTTTTTAAGTTCATTCAAATACATCTCTGAGAAATACTTTTTGAATGATTTTTGAACATCAACGATTATAAGAGTGTCTTCGTTATAACTTTCAAATGTTTTAATAAACTTCATAAATTATATATTAAATAAAAAAACCCATCATTTCTGATGGGTCTCTAAATATTTTGATTAGATTTAAGCTGGTAATTCTTCCTCGCCCTCTTCTTCCTCTTCTTGTGCTTGAGCCTGACCTTGAGCCTGACCCTGTGCCTGACCTTGTGCTTGACCCTGTGCCTGACCTTGTGCTTGACCTTGTGCTTGACCTTGTGCTTGACCTTGTGCTTGACCTTGAGGTTCTTCAAATTCCTGAGCCTGAGCCTGACCACCTTCTGGTTGAGCTTCAGCTTGTGGTTGAGCTTCAACTTGTGGTTGAGCCTGAGCTTCACCTTCTACTTGAACTTGTGACTGACCCTGACCCTGTGTTTGTCCCTGAGCACCACCCATAATAGCATTACCTGGAATTTTTTCAACATCCAGATTATTCATATTAATAAACTTAACAATCTCTTCAGCGATATCAACATCACCAAAAAACTGACGTAAGTTTTTACCAGTAGTATCTTTTACTTTTTTAACGTAAGCATTGATTAATGACTGAGGAATATCAATCATAGTCTTAACTTTATAGATATCGTTTACTTGAAGAACAGATTCTTTAATAATCTCTTCTCTGTTTTTTCTAACACGATAACTTTCAAATGTTCTTATGTGCTTCATTTTTAAATTATATTTTTTATGAGTTATATATTAATTAAAAAAATTCATTTTTTATACATTTTAATGAATTAATAAAACTAATAAAATACCACCTATAATACCACCTATGCCAACACCGTAAGCGATATTTCTTTTTGTCTTAAGCGTTCTGACCTCATTTTCCAAAAGTCCTATTTGTTTATTCCTTACTTCTATTTGTTGGTCACAGGTCGCAACGTTTGTTTCACAGTTAGCCAATCTTTGTTCAAGATTTGCTAATTGATTATCTTTATCTGTAATTTGTCCTTTATGGAGTGTAATATCGGTTTGTAAAAGACTAACTTGATGTTTATACTCATCTATCACTTTAATATACGAAAGAGTAAGATTGTCACATTCAGCACCTGCCTTTTCAAGTAAATTTAATAACTCAAAAGCATTATCAATCTTCTGTGCTTGCTCATAAGTCATTACTAATAGTTTCTGACCAGTAGAATCGGTTTCAAATCTTGGATATGTTTGAGAATAACCAACTAATGATATTACAACAAACAAAAATGACAATAGTATATTTTTCATATTTTATTTTAATTTTTCTTTTAAGGAATTTAACAAATCTTCACCTTCTCTTTTGATAGGACTTTTCTTAAGATCTTCAATTTTTTTCTTAGTTTCATCCAAGTCTTTTTTGTTTCTACTCAACTCAGAGTTCGCTTTATTTAATTGTGTTTTAGACTTATTTAGTTCGTTCTCAATTTGTTTGATTTTTTTGTCTCTATCATCAATTGATTTTTGAGTTTTATTAAAATCACTTTTTAATTTTAGATTTACTCTTTGTAAAGAATCTCTAGTATGTTGTAAATTTTTATATTGTTGCTCTAACAATTTGAACTCTTTTTTATACCCGGTACCCTTTAGAAACCAAAGAGAAAAAAATAAAAGACAAACAACTGCTAAAGAAATTATAACAATTGACTTTAAATCTAACCTAACCTTCATAACTTTTTATTAAATTTATGATATATATAAAATAATAAAACTCTCGAAATTTTCGTAATTTTTAGTTTTTTTACTATATTTGTAAAAATTTTTTTAATAAATAAGAAATGACTTTATATTCTTTTGATTTTGATGATACACTTTTTCACACAATGTTACCCGATCCGGGCGAATCAATCTGGCAAGAAAAAACTGGTCAACCGTGGCCACATAGAGGATGGTGGTCAAAACCAGAAACACTAGATTTAGAAGTTTTTGATACACCAAAAAATGAGTGGGTGTATAAAGAATATCTTAAAGCAACAGAAGATACAGATTCACTTAGAATTTTAGCCACTGGTAGGCTTCAAAAAGTTCCAAACATGAGACAAAACATTGAAAAAATTCTAAATAAACACAATTTTTCATTTGATGAAATCTGGTCAATAAAATCAGCAGATGAACAGCAAAATGGAAACGGTTCTAAAGGAATTTATCTTAACTGGGGTGGTGATACTTTTGCATTTAAGACAACATTATTTGAAAAATTAATCGAAATAACAAAATGCGATAAATTTGTTATGTATGATGATAGAGATGAGCATCTTCCGCGATTTGAAGAATGGGCTAATAATCAACAAATTCCAATTGACATCGTAGACGTGGTAAGAAAAACCACAACAAGTATAAATTTTAATATATAATCTAAAACTGTTTAATTATGGCAACAATTACAAAAAAACAAACTCAATCTAAAGCCGAAGAATTACTGTCTAAACCTTATCGATTAGACCTTCATAATGATGACTACAATACGTTTGACCATGTAATCAACTGCTTAATGAAACACTGTGGACATGAATTTGAACAGGCTAATCAATGTGCTCATATTGTACACTTCAAAGGAAAATGCGATGTCAAATACGGTGATTATGATACTATTTCTTCAATGAAAGAAAAATTGCAGAATTCAGGTTTATCAGTAACTATGGAAGTTAACAAATAATTAATTGGTTCCAAACCAGTTTCCAGCACCACCCTGACCTCTATTACGACTTAACACTTGTCTTCTTACTCTTAATAATTGACTATAGTCTAAACCTTCGACAAAATCGACTTGTTTTAAACATTCGTTTATATAAGATGATGTACTCTTGTCAATATGTCGGTTCATCCACTCTTCACAAGACTCTTTGAACTCTGGTTTTGAAAATATAGATGTAGCATTGACGATTGTCATAACACAATCATCATGACCAACATCGGCAGCATATCTGATATTACCAGCTGTTGTAGTATGTTTAACAAATGTAGTGATTTCACGAATTGTATCTTCGTTATTGATATAAAATCCTTTAGACATCATCAGGTCTTGATAGTCTTTTACTAATAAATTTTTATTTTCACCAACTTTAAGACCTACCTTTTCTTCAGTAGAATCAGCTCTGTGTTTATATCTAACAAATACAGATGAACCATAATCATTGTTACCATCAAACACGTGTGGCATTTCAGCTAACAACGTATTACCATAATTGTTTAATTCTAAGACCACTCTTACATTTTCTGGATTTAGATATTCAAATACTAAAACATAAAGAAACTCGGCTAATTGCTTAACGGAACATAGATTACTTCTAAAAATTGCTACCTGGTCTAATCTAAAAAAATCTACCAGTGATTTATAAGCCGCTCTTTGTACTTCTATAGTATCTTTTGATTTGTGATTTATTCTAAAAACATTAATAACGGAATAATCTTGTCCTAAACCTTCAGAAATATCAACAGAAACTACAAACTTATACTCTTTTCTTTTTATCGGTAAGAACAAATCATCATCCTGTACCCATCTTAAATCTTTATAACTAAATTTTAATTTTCTTTCAAACTCATCTAACTCCTCCCACTCATAAAGTTTTTTGTTTTTCAACAATTCATCTATAATTGATTCGTTAAGAAGCGATTTTGAAGCATTAATAAATCTTAAACCATACTCCTGATTGAACGCGTCTTCTCCACCAATATCTTTTATTGCCTCTTCCTTCCAGGTCGTAACTTCTGATAAAGCTCTAATTGGTATCTCAATACCTTTTGAATCTACAACAAAAGAATTTTTGACATCATCATCAGAACAATTTTCATTATTAAAAATATAGATAACATCCTTTTGTAGGTCGGAATTATAACCCATATCAATTTTAGTCAAATGGCCCCACTTTTGTACACACTGTTCAAAAACTTCTTCTTTTGTGAATCCATATTCATATAAATTATGATGGTTTAATCTTATATAAGTAACAAATCTACCAGGTACTTGATACCAATAGACACGCATTGCCTTATAGTTGTTTTTGAGTGGATCACCTTGAGGTCTTTCAGCATCTGTCAATAATTTATGAAAAAGGTTCATACCATTAGGCGTAGATGTTATGATAATCTTTGAGTTCTGAACAGCGGCAGTTGTTGGAAAAGCAGCAGTATAGTAAGGTTCAATAATATTTGAAGGAATATGAGCAAACTCATCTAAGTAAAGAACGTCAATGGTAAAACCAATGGCTGGTGTCTTTGTTCTAGCTGATGTTTTAATTCTACATCCATTTTCGAATGTTAGTGACTTTTGATTCCATGTCTTGATACCTGGTTTCAAAAAGAAAGGTAGAAGCGAGTAAATAGATTTAATCTTATCTACGATTTCAACAGCCGTATCACCTTTGTTGGCAACAATCATAATGTTTTTGTCATTATCAAAAAGAATTTTATGTAGCATAAAAATCGCGGATGAAATAGTTTTTCCTACCTGACGAGATGCCATCAGAATATTAAATCGACTACTTACGAAATTATCCAGTATTTCTTTTTGATAATCTCTTAATAGGATATTACCAATTGAACCGTCTTCTCTTTTTACTTTACAGTATTTTTCTACAAAATAGTGAACATCTAAGGCACATTTAACATACTCTTGTTGTTCATCAGCTGACATTTTGAATGTCACACCTGCTCTTCTTAAACCAACCTCACTTTTTAACCAAGGATTCTGATATCGTTTTATTACAATACCGTCGTTTATTTTATCTGTTGCATCGTCTACCAATTTAGTAGTGAAGACCATCTGTCTTTCTTCTTGTTGTTGTACCGCCATATTGGAGAAAAGAATAATTTTTAATATATATTGTAAAAAACCACTTCTATGTCAAAATCACAGGAAGAAAGAAACCGTTTACAGGACGAATTTGAACAAATTCAATCAGAAGGTGGCGAATTTGATATTTCTAAACATTTAGCCAGACCAGAGGATTTACCAGATTTAGGTGAAATTGAAATCTATGACTATGATACAGACCTAACAGTCGCATCACAACAATCCATGGGTGTTTTGGAATCACTAGTTGACCTTTATTTAAGTGATATACCACAACTAAAAGAACATCCTTATATTAAAAACAAAATGAAAGAAGATGCCATGGTTTATGCCGAAGGTATTTTTCTTCAAAAAATGACCAGAAAAAACTTTCTTTCTCAATTAAGACAAGTAGATAATGGTGACAATTCAGCTAGAATGCATGAAGTTGTAAATCAAACCATAGGTCAAATGAGAGAAAACTCTAAATTTTTAATGAGCCAAAGAACAGATTTTGAAAAATTCTGGAAAACACTTAGAAAAGATATGGGCTATAACGAAATCGAAAATCCTGAAATGAAAGCAAGTGAAGAATTAGCAGAACAAACAAGCAGCGAAGGTGTGATTACAAACAACAGAGACTTGAATGAGTTAATCAAAAAGGCTATGATGAACAAAGATAACGACAAGAAATAGTTAAAATCTATATCTAAAACTTTCAAAAGTTTTTATTAAATTTCCTGTTTTTAATGTGACTACTTTAGTGAAGAATGGCTGTACTTTATTTCCAGTAATTTGATTTACAACCAAACATGGAAAATTATCTTTAACATTCAATTTTATCAATTCTGAAATTCTTTCATCCGTATTTGAAAGTAAAAAATCTAAAACACTATTTGCACTAGTTGATAAATTAATAGTGGACATATCATCATCATACAAATTAATCTTTTGGTACTTAGTTATTTCTTCATCCGTAAATTTATCTCCAGAAGTTTTATAACCAACTAGATGTTGAAGAACTAATCTTACTTTTTTATGTGAAATATCGTCTGTGTTTTTGTTATAAAATGTTTCAGAAATGAAATAGTAATTTTTTGGTTTTAATCCTAATTTGAATAGATGTTCTTCCAGCTTTTTTATCATTGGTTCATAACTCATCTTTGATGCCTTTGAACATATAATATAGATATCATCATTTGAATTCTTAAGATGAGTAAAGTGATGACTTAGTAACTCATAATTTAAATTTTCTATGATTTCCGGATTTAAAAACTCCTGCATAGAAAAAGAAAGATCCGTTATATCTACTCTTTTTTGTTTACATTTAATTTTTAAATCATTATATAAATTTTCAGGTAACCAATAATTTTGTCCAGCCATTTTTAATGGAGTGCCAAATTTTTTATAAACACCCTTTCTTATTAAATTAAATTCCGACTGACTAATTCTAACAATACAATCTTTTGGTTTGAGCTTAGAAACGATCCAAACCGCATTATCAAAGTTAATTAAAACGTCTAAATCAAAAAAATGTGCTTCCATTATCTAAAATTTGTAATACGGTATCTTACCTGATGTGGACCATCATCATAGATACTACCTTCATAATTTTTATCTGTCCAAGTTACACCACCGCTAAGTTCATTTGAAAAACTTAAACATTTTCTACATTCTTTTGGATGAATCTCTTCATCTTCAACTGTGATAATGTCTTCAGAAGTGTATGTGAATGGTGCCTTACACCACGGATTTGAGCACGCTCTATTAAAAGTTTCCATATGATGTATATATTAATAAAAAAAGCCTCAAATTGAGGCTTTTTATTTATCTTATTAAATCTCTACTGATTGCAAAGTCATACAATATTGGCAAACTTAAATATCTCATAAAATAATCTCTTAATTCGCCAAAATTTTTAGATTTTTTTAAACTACTAATAATTAAAAAACCAAATTCTTCTTGAAATTCTAAGTAACACTCAGACCAATTCTTACTATAATGTTCTAAATTTTTCCACTCATTGTGACCACCTGTAAGCCAGAATAAACTTTTTTCAGGAGTTATCGCCTCTAAATTTGTTTTTTCTATTTCTATATTCCAAATTGAATGATTAAAATCTACCGTTCTTATTAAAATCGAAACGGCTTCTGCTAAGTCACTGGTGACTTCTCTACCAATTTCAAAAAACCAATTGCCCCCATCTTTACTTATTTTTACTTTACCGTCAGAATAAACTAATTCTGATAGTTCACTTTTAACTAAAACTTTTTTTCTTCTCATAGTAGTTAATTATTTTTTAAATTAATGCCAGATTTCCATAAACCGTCAAAATGTCCGTCTTCAAAAATACCATTTTCGAAAACACCATAAAAACCTCCATTTTTAAATATACCGTATTTCCAATTTCCGGTCATAAAAATCCCACTGTGCCAGATTAAAGTGCCTTTCTCTATTTCTAGAACAGCATCTGACATTTCAGAATCTATTAACCAATAGAATTTATTTTCCAATAAAATATCGTTGATTTTTTTGGGATTTGTAAAAACTTTATCACCAACCTTTAACTCTAAAATTTCCATAATTAAGTTTGAAATTATAAGTTATATATTTGAATTTTTTTTAATAAATTTTGGTATAAGTGGATTTTTTAAAAAAAACGATGTTTCTGTTAAAAATAAAAAAACCTATCCTCTGAAATCGAAGATAGGTAATGATTTTATTAATTTTATTAATTTTATTTTTTAATACCCCAGAAATAAAGGTCACAATGACTACCTTCAATCTCAAAAGAAAAAGAATTGAATACATCTTCAAAATCTAAACACTCTCTGATATCAGACTCTGTTAAATTTTTATAGTAATCATTATCCCAGTTATTTTTTTCAACATTTGGCATTGTTTTCCAATTTGGATACTTCTTTTTAGACTCTTCTTCAAGAGAAATAGTACCATGTACTGGTCTTCCAGTAGTCGCACAGGTAAAAATAAACAGCCCACCGGATTTTAGCAATCTCACGGAATTTTGGATAGTCTCTTTATAATACGGATTATGTTCAAAGCACTCACAAGAGATTATTGTATCATATGTTTCATCGGGAGCATCATAATCCTGAGCTGGACAAACTATATCAACACCAGGACCAGGTCCTAAATCTAATCCAGAATAATCACAATTTTGAAAATACTGATCTTCTGTGCCACAAACATCAAAAGTGCCAACTCCGAGGACTTTGACACTATTGAAATATTGTGGAAATCTTTCTTTTACTCGATAAACGAATTCATGTTGTTCTTTATGCGCCATTATTAATTAATTTTTTGAAGCTTCTTCAAGAAAATCTTTTTCTTCTTTAAGAAGTGAGCTCATGCCATACTTAGAAATCTTATCAAGAATTTTATCAACAGTCAACTCAGACAAGTCACAAGTAGGTTTAAGTTGATATGAAGACATTTCAGTAAGTATATTTGATAAACCCACGGTATAGATTATATCATTTGGTCGCTTAGTTGTTGAATAAGCAATCATAGTTTTATTTTCAATATCAATCCAAACTTTGTAGAATTTGAAATCATCTTTATCTTTTTTGAGAACATCAAAATTAATTTTAAGATCATCACAGATAGTTTTTAAGGTATCAATTGATGTGAAAGCGAAGTCGATTAGAATAATATTTTTCATAGTGGTAAAATTTATAATACAAATATAGGTAATTGATTTAGACCTGGCAAATTTTTGAATGATTTTTTTGATAAAATTATAAAAAAACAGAACATTTAGATTTAATATATACTGAAAAATTTTATATCTATAAATGAAATATCTTAAAGGCAGAGAAAGATTTCTTTCAGACACTAAACAACTAAATCAACAACAAATAAACGAAGCATTCGATATGAGTGGTAGTCAAGGTCCTTTTGGTAATGATATCGCTTGGGGCGACTCATTAGTTGGTAGATTAATAAACTTTGTTATTAGAAAAATTGGAGTTGGAGTTAATATGGTTAGAATCCAACCGGTTATCAATAGACTTAAATTAGAATTTAGAAATTTAATTGAAAACAAAAAAGCAGTCGGAATTACTGAAGAGACAAAGAAGAAAATTTCTATGATTATCATAATTAAACAAATAAGAATTATCAAATTCGCAATCGTAGATATGAAATCACCAGGAACAGATGAGGATATTGAAGGTGGAGAAGTTAAAGATATTTCTGAAATGGGGTTTTCTGACATCAAAAAAGAAAACTACTTAAATGAATGTGAAGACATCGTTGAGAGTTGTGTACAAACCATAGGAGCAGTCGCTGACCAATATGGTGAAATAGATAATTATGATGAGCTTATGAAGATCATGAAAGAACTTCTAGGTATGATTAAAATTATGAAAACGGAAATCAAAGAAAATAGTGGTGAAGGAGAAGGTGAAGAATCTGAACAAAAAGGAGAAGAAGATAAAAGTTCTATTGATGACTATGTAGCAAATTTCTCATCCATAGCAAATATGGTTTTAGAATATGAGGCTATAAGAAAGCAAAAGGCAGAAGAATTTAAATCAAAAGGACCGGTATCTGGTACATCTAAAGGACTAACACAAAGCCCACCAGTTACAGCAACGGCTGATAAAGATTTAGTTGGATCAAAAACTATGGATTCATACTCATACATAAATGAGGCAGTGGCTTCACCAATAATGAAACCATTGAAAAGTCTTTATGATACAATGAAACAATTATCTCCCGAAGACTTAATTAAAGATCTTCAACAATATTTAAAAATGCCTAAGGATTCTCAGTTTGTTAATCCAGTGAGAAACATTTATAAATACATCAGAATTAAAAGTGGTGTTAAAGAATCATTGATGTTAAATGAGGATTTGAAAGCAATCTTAACAAGAGATAAAGTTTTAGGTGATGCTATATTAGCTTTATATGCTGTTTCAAAAACTAAACCAGACGGTGGTTTTCCTGAGGTGACTCCTAAGTTAAAAGAATCATTGGTAAAATTTAATCAAACAATGCCAAAATGTTTGAAATCAGAAGCAAATCCTGGTGAAAAAGTCGACGCGGTTGTTGCCAAAAACAATCAAGAAGAAAAAGATAAACAAAAAAATGAAAGAGTATTATTAAGATACCAAGACTTCAAAGATGATTATATTAATGAAAGTAAAATAGGTGAATTCTTAGGATGGGGCGCTGCTAAAATTGCTCAATTATTTGGATACGGCGAAGATGAAGCTAAGCAAGTTAAAGACGAAGAAGTTAAAACGATGAAAGTTTCAAAAGATAAAGCTCAAAAAATTCTTTCTTTATATTGGACCGAAATCTACACATCAAGAATTACAAAGATATTATTAACTGAAAAAGAATTTGAAGAATTGGCCAAAGAGTTAGTACAAGTAAAAGAAGAGCCAGGAGAAGGAAATGGTATAATCATCAATGGATTTGATCCAATTATTGAAATTCTTAAGTGTTTTAACAGAGCATACAAATTATACACAGTTCCTGTAATACCAGGTGGTAGAAGCAACGGAGCAGTTGATAGAGCAACATATGCGGAATACACAAGTTTTGGAAGTGGTTCATCTAGTGGAAATTTAAGTGCCTACAATGGACCATTTAGACACAATAAAACTTACAATATGTGGGAAAATGCGGTACTGGATATTATGAAAGACAGAGAATTTCAACCAATATTTGATAAGGATACTCAGATTCAAGTCGGTAATAAAATGAAAGAAGGTGCTGGTCCTATTTTGAGAAGGTTCATGACAGACATTATGGATGGTGATAATCTTTATAAATCCAAAGAAGATTTTGGTAAAGGTTCAGGAGGTGCTCAAAAAGTTTTATTAGAAAAATATTTTGGTGAAGTTCCAGATGAACTGAAGGAAACTGATTTGGCTTTTGGTGGAGCTAAAGAAATTACAGACAATCAGAAATTACAATCAGATATAAAAACAGCATCAGTTCAATTTAAAGATACAAAAAGCTCATCTATAGACGATCCAGAAAAACTTAAAGGAATGATTTTTGGATTAGATGTTGAGATGACCAAGCCAGCTGACTACAAAGAAGAAGAAAAAGATAAAAACAAAGAAGTTGATACAAAGAAAAGATACTTCTACATACAAGAAACCGAAGGTGATATGTTTTACGTAGTTTTCTCAAGGAAATTTGGAAATTTTGCTAAATATGTAGTAAATGATTATTTGAACAGAGATACAAAAAGAACTGTTAGTTTCAACCCATCTTCACTAATGACCGAAACTCAAACAGAGCTCTACCTTACAAAAATTAAATTTAATGACTTAAGAAAAATGATGACTGATGGCAACAAAGTTAAATTAATAGGTCAATTACACGGAACAACAAACAAAATAAATATTGGTGAACAAAAAACAAGAAATCTTGAGATATTATACGCATCTGAAGATGATAATGAAAAATTCTATAATTTAGAAAAATTAGAATTTGATGGAACTAAAGGCTTTAAAAAATCCGAGTTGAAATCACAATCACCACAAACTTTGTAAAAATGAAACACTTAAAAAAATATCAACTGTTTTTAGAAGACAACTTTGATATAAAAGATACTGATAAAGAAGATGTTAAGATGTCAAAAGAAAAAATGAATGACACTCAAAAAGACATGACCGACTATCAGGCTAAAAAGTCTCAAATTGAGAACATATATAAAAAAGCCAAAACTATACAAGAGACAGAAGAGTTAATTAAACCAATAATTGGTGATGCTGAAGAAGGTAATCCATATCTAATAGAATTTAATTCAATTTGCAGAATTGAAAAAGAAATCGAACTAATTCATAATGAAATAGTCAAAGATAAGATTAGAGCAGATGATATGAGAGAGGAAGCTTCTTTAATAGAAGATTCAGAAACAAAGGCAGCAGCAACAGGAAAATTAACTGATATTCAAAACAGAATAGCAACAAAAAACAAAGAAATTCTTGATAAAACAAAGGAATTTCAGGAATTAGAAAAGCAACATATCAAAAAAATGCAAGATATGAAAAAAGATATGAGTAATTATATTGAAAAAATTTCTGATTCTGAACAAAAATAGAAAAAATATCATTTTTTCAATTTTATATATACTTTAAAATAAAAAAAATTAAGATAAGAATATGGCAATTCAAAT